CTAAAACTGATGATGTGAATGATAAAATATTGTTATATTATCATTTTGTGCTATTATGAATTCCTGTCCGGGTTATCGGAATTGAACCGATGACAAATAGATACCTATCGTAAAAAACAACTACAGTCTATTGCTCTACCAACTGAGCTAAACCCGGATTTATTTTTCCCCACCCCACAATATAACATTGTGTTCTTTTTATATAGTTTTATCATCCACATAAAATGCCACATTATTTGATCTAGAACATAAATTCATATTTTGCTTTTGGAAATAAACATATTCTCCCAAAATCTTCATCATCAAAATAACTATTCTCAAACGGCAATTGTTCATAATCCTTTACTAATCTTTTCCCAATATAAATAGTCGGCGGTTTCTCAAATTTCATATAATATTCTTCAATAATGCCCGAACAATGCGATGGTATAATAACAATAACCGAGTTTTCTTTTTCTTCGAATACTTTGACATCTCTCTCTTCTTTTTCGTCCTCGTACTCAATTATCATATCAATCATTTTGTTTTCGCGACGAATTAACATATCAATATCTTCTTCCTCGGATACAGATACAGATACAATTATCATATCGTCAATATTATTTTCCATAGATTCCATATGATTATATTATGTATGTCTGTACATCTTTATACACTTTTGCTTTGCACATAAAAAAGATTTATAATTTATTCTATTATGCCGATTAAATTATAATATTTGTTTTTTGTTTTGTTTAGAATCCCGCATCGTATCCATCATCATCGCACGTATTCGTATTGTGCGAATTCAATGTCTCCAAGTTGTTGCGGATAACCAATTTATTCAATGAGCACGCATCCGTCGGGTCAGCAATTGCACCAAACATTTTTTCTACGTCTTGTCTGTCATTCTTGGTGCTTACTTCCACGTCCTCCATATTCTTCATCTGGTCCATATCAAGAACCACTTGGAATGACCCCGTACCGAACACACCCATTTGACCCATCATCACATTCGCAGATACACCACGCATATGGTCAAAGTCCGCGTGTCTGGATGCATTCAATAGCACTTCCGTGTGCACCTCAAATGTTGACTTGGCAATCGGTCCAATATCATCATTCAAAATGCCCGATCTGAATATTGCCACCATATTCTCGGTAGACGTCATTCTGTCGCACAACAGACTGAGATGGTGGTAATTGATATAGACATCCGCAAACTCCATCACTTCTACCAATTCGTTGTACAGAACTTGGCGAGCCGCCTCAATGCCCAATACATTATACGTCTCGTGGATATCGTTACAGAACGTGCGGTTTGCATCAATGAAATCAATCGCCAACATTTCCATCAAATTAGAACCAGTCGTATCCATAATCCAAATGTCCTTGCGAACATACTTGCCGTCTTCCTTGATGACATAGTTTTGTAACTTACGAGGCAAGACATTTGTAATTCCGTTAATACCACGCAGCACAATATTATTCAACAAGTTTTCCTGGAAGTTTCGCAACATATAAATGTCATCCGACTGGTCAAGCGCATTCGGCACACCACGCACCTTCTTGCCCTTGTTCATTATCTTCTCGTTTAGACGGATACGGAATATCAAATTGTTCGCATTGTAATCCGCATATACACAAGAGATGTCGTCGCCGTGGCTAGAATTAATCGCAAAATGCACATCGTCCATCGTGATATTCTTCTCCAACATTGTTTCCATATTCATTTCAATGCGAATAATCCACTTGGACTTGGACTGAGTTGCGGTTGCACTCTCGTCTTCCATGCATTCCTTGACCATATTCTCAAATTCGTAATACTGCTCGACCAAGACCTTGTCCTCCAAAATGTTGGTGGATTTATCAGATGGGTCAAAGCAGATTTGCACGGATTTTACCACATCCACTAGACGGGTGTGCTCCAACATATTTGCAAATTGGCTGGCACGGTCCTTTTCTTGCTCGTCAATCTCGTTCATATGAACAGTCAATGACGGGTGCTTTGGGTTCTTCGTGAGACGCAGGATTTCTTCAATTCTCGGCACACCACGAGTAACATTAGACTTGCTAGACACACCAGATAAATGGAATGTGTTTAGAGTTAATTGCGTGGTCGGTTCACCAATGGATTGACCCGCAATAACACCCACCATTTCTCCTGGATGAACAATGGCTTGCTTGTACTTCAAGACGATTGTCTCCAACAACAACACCAATGCCGCACGATGGAATCGCTTATTGACTAGCAAATCCTTGGGCGTTAAGTAGAAGTAGTACAAGGTTTCAAACAGCTCGGTCGGTTTCACAAACGTCATTTTATTCAGTTTATTGAAATATTCCTCAATCAAGTCAAATGCTTCTAGCGGAGTAATATCCACAATTGTAGATGAGTTCAAATACAACTGACCTTGAATGTTTGCGATCGCACTTTGGAATGCGACGGGCAATCTGACGCCATTGTCGTTCTTGTTGTGAAATACTGACTTGACGATGGCGTCACGTGCGGTCAAGAGCTTCTCAATGTATTTTGCACATCTCGCCTTTGTGTCCGCACGTTGCTTCTTAATGCGGGTAGATGCACCCTTGCTGTATACATTGATGGTCTCGGTAGTTTGGTCATTTACTCCAATCATATCATAATGGAGGTAAATTTCCTCGGTGCTCATACCGACCAATGGGATAATTTGATTCTCGGTTTTGGTTGATTCAAATCCATCATCACCATAAGCAAACTGCACGATCTTGCCCTTGTTATTTCTGACAGTCATGTCGTACTCCACTTTCAAGTCTTCCAAACCCTTAATCAATCGTCGTTGGATATAACCAGTCTGTGAAGTCTTGACTGCTGTATCAATAAGACCGATACGACCGCCCATAGCGTGGAAGAAGAGTTCAGGGGCAGTTAGACCCGAAATGTATGAATTTTCAATAAATCCACGCGCGCCAGGAGAATCGTCAAACTTATTGAAATGGGGCAACGTTCGGTCATCAAACCCATATTGAATACGTTGTCCGTCAATGTTCGTCTGACCCAAGCACGAAATCATCTGGGAAATATTAATAAGCGAACCCTTTGAGCCAGAATTTACAATCATAAGGAATCGGTTGTCTTTACCGAGCGATTTACGACTGATTTTACCAGCTTGGTTGGTTGCCTCATTGAGAATATTGTTGACATTCGTTTCAAACTCCGCATAATTGGTTGCGGATGTGTTGTTTTCAAATGTTCCCAGATGCACGCGTTCAATGAGCGATTGCACCTCCTGCTTCTGTTTCGCGATTTCTTGGATAATACTGTCTTGCGTTTGGCGATTCGCAACCAAATCGCTGATGCCGACACTGAAAGAACTGGATTTCATATATTCAGTTACAATGTTCTGCATATCATCAATGAAGTCGCACGCTTGTGTATTTCCGAAATCGTTGTATGCTCTGTGAATGATACCTTTGCTCGCAGAACTCAACACAGACTTCTCAATTTGACCACGGATGTACTTTCCATTTCGGATTTCTAGCACATTGTTTGATGTGGCATAATCCTCGTCGTCGTCAAATAACTTTGTCTTGTACTTCATAGTGAGCGGAGGTAAGATTTGAGAGATCACATCAAAATTGGATATCTTTCCATCCTTTCCAGTTGACGCTTCACGTAAGGCTTGTACATTCACCTTCGGAAACATCATCAACAAATTCATCGCATCACGCGGCGTGAAACTAATGTTCGGACGCGTAATACGATACGACCCCAATAACGAATCTTGGTAGATACCAATAATCGGGGCGTTCGCCGACGGACTAATCATCTGGTACGGGATTGCCGCTAGATGTCTTAACTCCGTTTCTGCTAGCACGTTCTGCGGCATATGCATATTCATTTCATCTCCATCGACGCACACTGCATAGTATGCAGTGCTATCAATAATCATCTATGTTTCCATAGATGGCGGACTGTATCTTAAGCAAGTTCAAGATGGTTAATCTCTCATTACTCACCCACACCCGTTCAGTCTCTGAACGCCTGCCATATCCTATCATAACGGACTTAGACAGTAACGCTGCGGATCATCCATTTCAAGTTTTATCCCCTATAAAACTATCATATATCACATTGTTTACCATTGGGTACGGCTATTAACCGTGTTCCCCTTATAATGTTTCCATTACAGGGTGGTAGTGATATCTTTAGGAACTTCCCGATCATCAAGGTGTGTTGCATATAAATCAATGTATTCATTAGGAATTTTCCAATTGTTGTCAACGTGGTATTTTTTTATTTTTTCAAAGTGCTCTAATGCCTGTGATGATATTATTTTATTACCTTTTTGTAAGTTTTCTCTACAAGATAGCGGCATTGTATTCATCCAATTAAATGCAAATAACTGTTGTTCTAAATCAAATAAATCAAATTTAGATACAGGTATAACGTGGTCGATGTGCCATTCTTTTCCATAATTTTGCAAAGTATATTCAGCGGAGTAGGTCATTATCCACTTGAAATATTCCTCCATACTGCAACCAAGATATTCTATTGTATGTTTAGATTTCTTAGTAGTACGAGTTAGTCCAATATGTATTCTTGAACGTATGCTTCTTATAAATTTGGTTTCAGGATGGTCGCGTTCGCAATCTTTGCATTTAACTCTATTGGTGCGAAATCTGGTATTTGGTTTAATTTCACAACAATAGCGACATTTTGTATTATCAATGCCGATAATTTCTTGATGTAACTTTTCTATATCTTGTCTTTCAATCCGTTTATTCGTTTTGAACGCAGTGACTTGTTGAATTATTTGCACTCGGTGAACGTCATCTGTATGATATTTATGCTTTCGTCTGTTATTATTACAGTCTTTGCACGTATTTCGGTTTTTGATGAATTCTGAGATGTCCTTAGAGACAGAACATTGTTTGCACGTCTTATCGCCAGCAGTTTCGCCACTATTATGGTATTGAAGTTTTTTTCTATTATTATCACAGGATTTGCAGATATTCCTCTCTTTTATAAAGAGAGTTACATCTTTTGTATTGGAGCATTTTGAGCAGGTTTTAGTTGCGACAATTATTGGTTTGGTGTCGGTCATTTATAATATATGACGACATCTGTTTAAGTAGTTCCTATAAATCATTTAATTTATACACTAGGGGATTGCAACTTTTTCAGTTCCCCTGTTCCGACCCCGATGGAGACGACTGCATATATGCAGCCAATGTTCGAGTCGGCATTGTAAGGCTTTGTGTCCCCGACGTTCATACGGAACGTGTCACCCTTCTTCATAATCTTGACGATATGACACATCATACTCATCCTATGAAGACTGGGTTGTCTATTGAAAAGCACCGCATCGCCATCCATCATATGACGATGAACGATGTCGCCATTTTCCAATTTAATGGACAGTCGGTCAACATACCTAAGCGAAATATTTTCCCCGTTTTTACGTTCCAAGATTTTTGCACCTGGATATACGTCTGGTCCATTCTGAACCAATTTCAACAAGAAGTCTTTATTTCGGTCATTTGCAGTGACTGGCTTAGTAATGTTTTGCGCAATCTTCATTGGCACGCCGAGCTGACGAATAGACAAGTTGGGGTCACCAGTAATGACAGAACGGGCACTGAAATCCACACGTTTGCCCATCAAATTACCTCGGATGCGACCATTCTTGCTATTCAATCTACCCATAATGCATTGAAGCGGACGACCCGAGCGCTGTCTTAGACTATCCGCGCCCTTCACCTTGTTATTCACAATCATAGCGATGAAATACTGCAACTGAATAGACAAACCCTCAATGACATTTGGCGATGCATTGCTGGCAATCTTATCCGCCAAGTCTTTGTTGTAGCGAATGATGTTGCTGTAAATGTGGGTCAAGTCGTCTTCACTACGCTGTTGCGCATCAAGTTTCACAGAGGGACGCATTGCAGGCGGAGGCACTGGCAACACTTGACAAATCATCCATTCGGGTCGGGACCACAAGGGGCTAAATCCCATAAATGTAATGTCGTCATCGGAAATTCTATGAAAGTTTTTCAACAACAATTCGGGGGTTAGGCGCAGGGTAATTGACTTGGACTCGTTTTCGCTATTGTCCGTGTCAATGTTTTCCCAGACCGCCTGGATGGTCGCCATTCCTTCCAATTTTATTTTATCAGGCTGCTTGCACCCACACCCGTCTTCAATATTGTCACCACAACGCTTCACCTTTGATGCAATGTTGTACACATAATCCCAACGCTTTTCAGAAGTCATATTCATTGCGTGGCTGTGCTGTTCTTTATTTAATTTCAACTTGCTACATTTGAAGCAGATGCATTTGCTAATCTTCATTATTTCTTTGATGTGTTGTATGAACAATACTGGGCGTGCCAGTTCAATGTGCCCAAAATATCCAGGCGTGTCAATGTACGTGTATCCATCCGTTGGACAAATCGTACGTGGTTCCAAAACACCCATTCTTGGGTCAAATAAGCCATTGGGCTCGGGTGCATTATTTTTATACGTATCACGACTGGTTACTTCGACAACTGAGCTTCGGCGGATTTCTTCGGGGGACAACATACTAAATTGCACCCCGATGATCCGTGAAGGCATCTTCTGTTCGTTCATACCTGACTTGTGTGATGACATACTTCGTAATTTTACCCTATAATTATACTGTTTATATTTTTATATGGTTGTTTTCAATTTTCTACATTTGCAATTTGCTAATTTTTGCCACTTTGTATCTACATTCTGTAAAAAATTGAATTGTCTCATTGCATTGTTTCTACATCAACCATTACAACTATTATTAGTTTATAAGTCACATTCAATATGCCATCATTCAAGCCATTCAAGAACAAGATGCTCGCCGCCAAGAACGCTGCCGCCGCTGAATCTAAAAATAAAAAGCTGAGAAAAAACAAGGGAGATTCTGATAGCGACGAGGATGAGGAAGAGGAGCTTACCGAATCCGAAGAAACCACGTCAGATTCTACTTATGAACCGCCTAAACATAAAATCCGCACTAGAAGCAATAGCCACCTAGTAGACGAGGAGGAAGAAGACATTGAAGACACAGAAGATGAGGAGGAGGAAGACGAAGATGATGAAGATGAGGATGATGACGACGACGATGATGATGAGGAGGAGGGGGAAACCAACATTAGTCGCGCTGCAATCCAGAAGATTATTTCTGAGATTTTCCCATCTAAGTATATGTCTAATCGTGCGAAGCAATCTGAAAAGGATGACGTCGCGCAACGCGGAAAGTCAAAGAAAAATACTAAAAAGACAACCAAAAATACTCGCGAGAAGAATGTACGTCGCAAAATTCTAGAAGAGTCAGATGACGACGATGATGACGACGAAGATTATGAAGACGAAGATGAGGAGGATGATGACGAAGGCATGTATAATATTCTACTTCTTGACGGCATGGATGGACAACAGCCAGCAGAAGATGATTATAACGAAGAAGACGACGACGCCGAATGCGACAGCGATGACGAAAAAATGTTTATGCGTGAAGCATACGAAGCAGTGGACGTTCCGACTGTAATCGCAGATAAAAAGGCAAAGAAAGCAAAGAAAAATAAGAAGAAGAATGCCGAAGAAACCAATGGCAAAGCCAAGCCCGCTGACGAGGACGAAGTGGAACTAACGGACGTTCAGCAGGAGTACTTGGATATGATTGACACCAAGAAAACACTAACTGCCCAGTTGAATAAAAAGCCCACAAACAAGATTTTGCAAAAGGCGGTGAATGAATGCGACGCTTCCATCAAGAAGTTAATCAAGCAATCACGCATCAATAATGCAAAGGCATATCACAAACTTATTCATTCGCACAAGAAACAGACCAACGAGGTAGATTATTTCAAGAAGAAGTTGTCTAACAAGGAGCAACTCAAAGTGATGAACGATTTGAAGGAGATCAATAGTTACACCAATATAAATAAACCATATCGTCTCGCGCTGCTGGACGCCAAGATGCCAGCCAAGTTTAAGTCCGTTGCAATGCAGAAGTTGAGTGTATTGCGTTCAATGGACCCGAGCGACAACGAATATTATAAAATCAAAAATTGGGTAGATGCGTTTATGAAGATTCCGTTCGGCATTTATCGTGGGCTCAGCATTTCAATTGACGATGGCATTGATAAGTGCCACGACTATATGAACGAGGCAATGACTACGTTAAATTCGTGTGTTTATGGTCTGAATGATGCGAAACTCCAAATTATGCAAATGGTCGGTCAGTGGATTTCCAATCCATCTGCAATGGGAACTGCAATTGCAATTAAGGGACCAATGGGTACAGGCAAGACGACATTGGTCAAGGACGGCATTAGCAAAATTCTTGGACGCGATTTTGCGTTCATCGCATTGGGCGGAACTGGCGATAGTAGTTTCTTGGAGGGACATTCTTATACGTACGAAGGAAGCACGTGGGGCAAAATTGTCCAAATCCTCATGAACAGCAAGTGCATGAATCCCGTAATCTACTTTGATGAGTTGGACAAGATTAGCGATACTCCACGCGGTGAGGAAATCGTTGGCATTCTGACACATTTGACGGATACATCGCAAAATAGTCAATTCCACGACAAGTATTTCTCGGAAGTAGATTTTGATTTGAGCAAGTGTCTGTTTATATTCAGTTACAATGACGAAAGCAAGGTCAATCCCATCTTGCGCGACCGCATGTATCGTATCCAAACAAAGGGATATGATGCAAAGGAGAAGGTCACAATTGCCCGCAAGTATCTATTGCCAAAGATCCAGGAACAGGTGAATTTCAAGGAGGGGGACATCATTATTCCTGACGACACATTGCAATACATAATCTCCAATTCTGGGTTAACAAGTGACGAATCGGGCGTTCGTAACTTGAAAAGATGTCTTGAAATTATTTACACAAAGCTTAATCTGTTCAGATTAATGAAGGCTGACACGAAGATTGTCGGCATTGATATTGATTTAACTGTTAGTTTCCCATTTACCGTGACAAAGCGTGAAGTAGATATTATCATCAAATCAGAAGAAAAACAAAACCAAAGTATGTTGTCAATGTACGTGTAATCTTATAGCACGTCTGTTGTGTATATTTGTATATTTTTTACGAATTCATAAAACAACATAAACAGATTATTACAATATATGTAAATGGACAATGATAATGATACAACCAATCAGATTTGTGGTTCAATTGATATTGAATTTATGACGAACGCAAAAATGCAACTAGAAGGATTAATAGAGCCATATCAAAACGACGATTATAAGTTAATATTGCAACACATAAATGCCTATCTTAGAAAACATTGCAAACATAACATTATCTCGGATGTGATTGACATTAGCGAGACACGCAGCAAAACGATTTATTATTGTGAAAACTGTGGGCTATCATTTGACGGATTATCCGCGCCTAGGTAAATTCAAAATATGATCTTTGGAATTTACTAAATTTACTTACTCACTGTTAATAGTTGGCGTTCTCGTGAATTGCCTCCGCGAGTGCTGAGTAACTCGATCTGCTCTTTGGTTAGCTGTAATTTACCCATAGAATTGGTTAATCCATAGCTATTGTCAGACGCTCCGCCAGGAGTTCCCGAAAACTTGTCATTATTTGGAGGATTGTAGTTGGGCGAACAATATAGTTCATTGAAACCACTTACTTTTTTGCAGTCGGCGCTTTCGGTCTTTCCATCAATTGCACTAAATGGCTCTTCGGACAACATATCTTCTGGCAGACTGGTTTCAAACCCTTCATATGGGAATTCAACTGCGAATAACGTGTCTTTGGAATATGGCACCACACGAACGGCGAAACCCAGCGCAATTACTATGATGATATATAATGCAGCAATAACTAAAATGTGTTTAAATTCAATCTGAATGGAGAACATGTATAAATTGTTATTAGATATTTTTTTGCAATTATCCTGTATTCGGATTACTAAATAGAATGAAATAATACTTTATTGTAAAACATACATAAAAATATACTATGTAATATGTATATTGACAGTTTAATCACTATGGCAAATCTCAGCGATCATGAACGTTTGAATTTAAAAAAGTTGGTAACGGAAATGGAGGGAGAAGACAATACGCATAACATTCGCAAGGTGAAGCATAGCGTGCCAATGCGCAATGACATTCGTACTATGGATACTCTTAAAACCGCTCATTCTGAAATGAGACGCAGCAAGCCAGATGAGTTTAAGGCGCTGTGCCAGTCAAAGTGCAGTTTTTTGTATAATAATTATACTGATATCTTCAATAAGATGATTAGTGACGAGTTGGATCTAACTATTATGACCAAGATTTTGACTGTTTTAAAGTTGATTGAAGACGGAAAAACGGATCAACACGAGGGTTCTGTTATGGTCGGAAAATTATTGAAGGAATTGTATGTAGATAGCGCAGCGAAACGCATTGGCAACTTGGACAAAGAACACGAGGGCGAACGAGTGGAGCAAAATGCGGGCAAAACTTTATCTTGGCGTGACTTTAAGAATATGAAATAAATATTATTTTAGAGCGACTCTGGTATAAATATTATTTTAAAATGGTATAAAAATATTACGGCATTATGATTATTCACGATGAATACTCCTAATGTGAATGATTTAATTAACAAGATTAAGAAGTCCCGTATGGCAGCGACTGCTAGAAACGTGTGCGACAATTTCGCGATCTTGCATATTGCAGTACAAGACAACAATCTCCGAGAAAAATACACCACATTGGTTGATAACCACAATGCAAATACATTGGATAGATACCACCCTGATTCGGGATTTGACCTAGTATTTCCAAACGAGGTTACATTTGACAAACCAATTGTAAGCAAGTTCGTTGATTTGCAGGTTAAGTCTGAAATGTTCTACGTAAATGCAGCAACCGACACATGGTCAAACTGCGCATTTAACGTGCATCCTCGGTCTAGCATTTCTAAAACGCCCCTAATGCTCGCGAACCATACTGGCATCATCGATTCGGGCTATCGCGGAAATTTAATTGGCGCATTTAGGTGGTTAAACGATGATGCAAATATGCGCAGTTACAATGTAGTCCAACATACCCGTCTTGTGCAGGCGTGTCATCCCACTCTTTGTCCTGTATATGTTGTTATAGTGGAGGATGAGCAATTGTCTAGCTCTGAACGAGGGGCAGGCGGTTTCGGTTCAACTGGAAAGTAACGTTTTATTTTGTACTCCATAAAATAACCTTTTATTTTATAGATTTAAAATTATGTCGGCACTTGACATACATCAAATATACAATAACGTTCAAGTCTATAAGGGCAAGCGATATTATAAAAAAAGATTAAAGACAAATAGTCGAGTCGTGGCTTTTGATTTAGATGAAACGCTGGGTTCATTTACCGATTTAGAGGTATTATGGTCAACATTACAGGATTTTACCAATAATCACATTCCAGTAAATTTCAACAAGCTATTGGACTTGTATCCAGAATTTTTACGTTACGGTATATTGCCAATATTAGAATACTTACTTGAAAAAAAACGAACCAATGAATGCAGTCACTTGTACATATATACTAACAATAAGTGTTTTATTGGATGGGTAGACCTCATATCTAATTACTTTAATTATGCATTAAACTCAAAACGACCTGTATTTAATCAGATTATTTCGGCATTTAAAATTAATAGTAAACGGGTTGAACCGTCTAGAACCACCCATTCAAAAACGTATTCCGATTTTATTAAATGCACGTTGCTGCCCAAAAATACCGAACTGTTTTTTCTGGATAACACCCATTATCCCGATATGAAACATACGGATGTATATTACATTCAGCCCAAAATGTATGTCCACCATTTATCTACGCAAGATATTATACAGCGATTTGTAAGTTCAAATATATTTTTAGATTTAACCAAGAGAGGTGGGGGCAAGGGCAGTGAAATTGGACAAACTCTGGTGACAGTTGACACAATGCACAACTACTTATTAAAATCGTTTATTCAAAATAACACATATACCGAAGGAAATCCCAGTTTAAAAGACTTGGAAACAGACATCATTGTTGCTCAAAAGATAATGTATCATGTGCGCGATTTCTTTCACATTTCTAGTATGAGGAGTCAAACGAAACGGAAGCGGGTTCGCATTGGGCACACTACCCGACGAAACAAGCAAATCAATGGACCTAATTAGCGTGTTCGTATGCCATCATAATAAGTTGCTCTTCGGTTGATAATTTTTGAAATGTAATGCAGTCGTCAAATTTATATTGGATAAACCGATTCATTCCATTCTTGCACATAACGTGTGTTCCGTTATCCTTGAACTTGATATCTACTACGATTCCTCCGTTCGTTAATGATGTAGTCCCCATTCGTATCCAGCGTATGTGTTTTCCTTTATGTAGTTCATTTATTTCATCTACATAACGATATCCGATCAGTTTTTTGCACACATCTTTTACTGTCTCTTTTTGGGATATTAGTTCTGATACTTTTTCATATATTTCGTCCGTTATACTTGCCATTGTCTTGGTTTCTAAATAATCGTGTTTGTCCGTTTCAATCCTGCTCAACAAATTATCAATATCTAATGTGGAAAATAAACTAGGGTCTTTCAATGCATCTTCAAATAACTGGTTTATATTTATTTCTTGTTTGTTCTCCATTTTACCTAACACAATAAGATATCTTTATCTAATTGTGGTTTAGGTATTGTAAAAAGATTCATATTATTGGAAGCATTTTAGACGAATTTTCGCAGTTCTGTATAAATTAAATTTGTATCTATATTATATAAGCATGGCAGGCAAATACGATGCTACATTCAATGGTTACTACTCCAACAGTATGCCGGGTCCGGGTGGCATGCAAGGTCTGCTGAGATATGACGGGGCAGGCGTTGTTGACTATACGGATGACAATAACTGGACGTTTTATGGTAACGACCCTAAGGTAAAAATTCAATCTCGGTATGCGGGCAATCATACATTGACCAAAGCGACACAGTGGTGGCACTTTGGTGGAAAAACGCGTCGCAATAGAAAAAGCAAGAAATCCAAAAAGGGAAAGTCGTTGAAGTCTAGAAAGACTATTCGTCGTCGTTAATTGATTTGTTGATAAATTTCATAATTAATTAGGAAATTTATTCAAGTGCGCTGGTCTATACAATTTTTTTGTCAGATGCGATAAATGTATTTATCTCTTCCAATGGCAATTTCACCAAATATCGGTCAACCACTTCCGCTATTCCCGTATTTACTAATAAGAATAATGCACTGCTAAATATTATGTCTGCGTCGTATTTTTTTAGTTCGTGTTTACGAAACGGATTGAACCGATAGATTAAAACTACACATATAACTACTTGCATTAACAACTTTAAATCGGTTATATATGTGGGATTAAAATTGACCACTCCAAGAAATACTATTATATATGCAGCGTACAATGCTATGCTTAGATAGGAATAATGTTTACCTGCATAATCTACAATGTCGTCTATTTTTTCTAATATTCCGCCACTTCGTTCCATCCGAATATACATAATAAATATATTTTACGAAGGCAGATAAACAGATATATGTAGTTTATTACAACAATAAGAAATGAATAATAGAATAGCAAACAAATATTCAATTGGGGAGAACATCGGAGCAGGATGTTTTGGCTCTGTTTTTAATGGAATGCATTACAAAACGAATATGCGGGTTGCTATTAAAATGGAGGATGTTAACGCCGATGTTAAAATACTCAAAAACGAAACAACTATACTCAAATATTTATATGATCAAGGTTCTCGGGATATACCCATTGTTTATTGGTTTGGCTTGCATAACAACAATACGTGTCTCGTGATGTCTTTGTATGACTGTTCACTTCACGATTACATTCAACAAAAACCATTGCCGTCGAATAAAATAGACGTTATTATGCGAACGATGATTAATATATTTCAATCCATACACAGCAAATTGGTTATACATAGAGACATCAAACCGCAGAACATTATGTTGAAAAACGGAGAACTTTACCTCATCGATTTCGGTTTTGCTACATTCTATGTGGACGAAAATTCTAACCATATTTTGGATGATGGGTCCCGCCTACATATTATCGGCACGCCTAAATACGTAAGTTATCACATTCATTGCGGTTCTCTGCCGTCTCGGCGAGACGATTTAATTTCTCTTGGCTACGTTTATATGTACTTATGTGAGCGTAAGCTTCAATGGGATACAATATTTGAACAAGGGGGATCTGATGCAGAATATGAAGACACTCACATTTTGAATTATAAAAATAAACAACGTAAGGTTCTCAAAGATTTTGACTGCATTCGGCCAATATGTGCCCAAATAAATCGCCGAATAGAGAACTTTCTAAACTATTGTTATCACATTCAATACGACGATACTCCAATTTACGGCGCATTGACTGATATATTCGCAACGGATTCTTAATTTATTGCGCCAGTATTAAATCCAAGTCCGCTATGCGACCCCGTTGGTTGCTTGACTAGCCCAGTAGAAGTAGCCTCTGGTCGTTTGCCATCTGATTTGACCAAATCGCCAGCAAATTTGCGTTCGGTGGGTGGTTTTGCTGCGGGTTTATCTAGCGGCTTATCTATTTGGGTGTCCACAAAACTATATTTGTTTGGTTTACTTTTGGCTTTTGCTTGTTGTCCAGTTGGTTCAGCAGCCTTGTACGTTGCGTCGTCTACCCGTTTGGCTTTTGGCGTCTCTGGTATAAGTGATCCTTTCCATATTGGCACTTCGTGCGCAGACGCACCTTCGCACAACTCACTATTGCACATTGGTTTCAAATCGCCAAATCCCTCTGTTCTGCTCATTAATTTGGTCGACAATACAATGTACACGCTGAACAATAATGACCCCCCTAATACCATAATTGCAAAAATAATAGATGCGGTTCTCTTACTCACTCCTAAATTCGCCATAGTTGTATACAATTAGAAAATATAAATTTCAAAGGATATAAACATTCAAATGTATATGATATTACAACGATGAGTTCCGATACTGAAACACAATCACAGCGACTTACTGGCAAGGTAAAGTGGTTTAATAATAAGGCAGGTTATGGTTTTATTACTATCCACGACGGCGAGAATAAGAATAGCGATATTTTCGTACATTTTACTGCAATTCGCGTAACCAATTCTCAATATAAGTACTTGGTTCAGGGCGAGTATGTTGATTTTGATCGCGTAAAGTCGACCACTGGACCCCATGAGTACAAGGCAGCTGATATCACTGGCATCAAGGGTGGAGAGCTGATGTGCGAGACGCGCAATTTGTCACAGCAATCTATGCGCGCGCCGCGTTCGCGCGGAGATGACCAGCCTAATGTGACTGGCGCCAATGGTGCGACAGGAGGCGAAGAGGGATTTACTAGCGTAAAGTCCAAGCGCGTACACAAGGCAGCGGCTGCCGCTTCGCGAACCTAAACATTTTATTCTGTATTAAAAATTGATAACCACGTGCTGTTGCACATTGTTATCAATCTAACGCCAATTATATAGCCAAATATGCAAACAAACGTAAACCCATTTAAGTTGAGACGGGGCATAAGATATACTTTTACAGATACCAGGGGAGACGAATTTAGAGCCAATCTTGACACGTATCAGTCCGAGAATGGAATAAATAAGATGGCGGTTCGTCTAACTCGCGTAGATGGTCTGCAAGGAGCACTATGCATGCCCATATCACATATTCAATCGGTAAAAGCTTATGCTCTTCCCAATAATATTCCGCTGTTTCCATACCTAATTCCCGAAGTTAGTATGATCATAAATCAATACATTTAGAACAAATATAGAAACATTTCGCATTAAATTGCATTGAGTGCAATGATATCTCCTATATCATTTAGTATTCCAGAAGAGAAACTATGCGCATTTGAAAATGTATACAATTGCAAAACGAAAATATTATCTAGTTTAATTCCTGGGGATACGAGCACCTACATCTATCATACAGAAGAGGATTACTACAATGAATATAAAAAATCATATTTCGCGACAACTATCAAAAAAGCGGGTTGGGATTGTATGCGACATTATGAAATATTGGCGAATGGCTGCATTCCATACTTCATTGACATTGAACAGTGTCCACCACATACCATGCATTTGTGTCCAAAACAATTATTTGTAGAAGCGAAAGTGCTATATAACCGATTTAAAATTAAAGATATAGATTGTCTAACCGACGACGACAAAACAAAATATTATGCGTTACTTAGACAGTTATATGACTACACGAAGGACCATTTGACCACATATAAAATGGCAAAATATGTATTGCACATGACGCAATTTCAACACGTTTCAAAAATATTATATTTATCTGGGTCTACATATCCAGACTATTTAAGATGTGTAACATTGCACGGGTTTAAGAAAATATTTGGGATGAATTGTCACGATTACCCCAAAATTCCACACATTTATAAATCACACAATGTAGAAAACCTATACGGAAGGGGATTTACATATTCTGGTTTATTAGACAATTCAACCCACAATGACAATTTAGATAACAGAGTAGAGGCAGATATCAAAAGTAAGTACTATGATATTGTAATTTATGGGTCTTTTCATAGAGGAATGCCGTTCTATGATCTAATCAGCAACGTGTATAAACCAAACGAAATAATATTATTATGTGGGGAAGACATTCATACTTGTTGTTATAATGATGCATTAACCTTTGGACATAACATATTTGTTCGTGAATTGTAACGAAATTTTTATTTGATTATAAAAATATTTTATAATCATAATATAGCAGGACAATGATATAAATCATCATAAATATATAATGCAATAATGCGATTATTGTACTATATTGCGTGCATCGGAAATCCAGATTTCGATATAAAAACGGAAATATTGGTTAGCAATTTAAATTATATATATGCCGACATCCAATGTAGTTTTGATGTATGCATTAATTTGTATGAAACTGATGATAGCACATATACAGATTTATATAACATATTAAATGGGCTTGATTTTATTCATCATTGTTATATTTATATAAAGAAAGGAGTATTAACCGAACTATTTTTAACAAATCCAAACAATAAATGCATTGACAACTACGATTATATTATGTTTATAATGGACGATGTGAAAATATGTGATTTAAAATTGCGCGAAATGATAAGAATCAAAGAACAATTGGGCATTAGTGTAATTTCGCCCAAAATTATAAATTCGACTTATTCGTACATGCACATACACAATGACGTAACAATTAATAACTTCTTAGAAATATATTTAGTATTGTTAACTCCATCCGATTTTAATCGCTTTATTGGATTGTATACAATTGAGAATAGGTGGATGTGGGGGATAGATTTATTATTTGGACATTATAACATAAAGGCGGGATTAGTAAATAAATTTTTGGCCATACACGCTTTGCCGAGCAAATGCAATCGCATCGAGGCGGGTGCGTGCATTATGACATACATTAATACACATACCCCGTTTAATGACCCATGGGAAATTTTTGAAACGTATAGGGCGATTGCATATCAGTGCGATGATATGGGAAAAAATGTAAAATCAATTACATTGCAAGAAAATATTTTATAAGTATAATGTAGCAGGACAATGATAGAACTTACTGATTTAAATACTTTTTTGAAAATGTTTTCTGGCAATAACATTACAGAAACCCAATTTATGAATAAAGCCCAAGTGCGTGTCGGCAATAATCTTCGTCCGTTGAAAGATTACATGTTAGCCAAGAATATTCACAAGGATAATATAAAAACACTGTTTCATCTCATTCAAAATCGAAATGAATATTTGACCCGATTTTACAATATGTCTCTGCGCGTTCAACCCAGCAATTATGTCATTCACGACGCGGCGCCACCTATGAAAAATAAGCAGATGAACAACAATGACCATCCGCTATTTAAGAACTTCATTCGCAATATTCATATGTTAGACATTTTACAAAATACGAAATCGGGCATTGACAACGTACCAACCTTTATGGACGTGCTAAATGACCTGTATTTGAAAAACATTATTGATTATAAGATATTAACCCCTAGTTCTCTTCATTATATGAACGAAGGGCGATTAGGCAGCGTGTTCTCCTCTTTTTATTTTAGAGCCTCTATTATGAACCCATACCTAGTTTATTCATTAAACCATTCAGTTCTTAAAGGCACCCGCATATTCACCCCCACTCTCGGATGGACATCCTATTGCTACGGATTTCTAGAATGCCCCTATGTAGTCGAGTACGTTGGAACCGACGTTATACCCAGCGTCTGTAAAACAACTGCCAAGTTCGCTAAGGAACATTCGCCGAACACAACGGTTGACATTTATTGCAAACCATCCGAACAGTTGTTTAAATCAAAAGTCTTTATGGACAAATACAAGAACCACTTCGATGTTGTGTTTTTTAGCCCTCCCTATTATCGGCTTGAATTATATGACGGAGAGAACCAAAGCACTTCTAAATACGATACATATGAAAAATGGCTAGACAAATACTGGTCGGCTACAATACAATTGTGCCAACACGTTTTGCAGCCAGGTGGGCGGTTGTGTTACATTTTGTCTGGCTATGGTTCAGAAAATGCAAAAGAAAACTATAATTTGTTAGATGATATGAATGCAATTACCAAAAGGTATTTT